TGCCTGTTTTGCTATACTGCTCCCCTGTTACCGTCGTGCCTCCACGAACCGAGAGCAGCTCCGCATAGCCCGGATTGATGTATTTGAACGCCATACGAACCTCCTCAATTCGAGACTAGGAGTCCCTCTGCCTGAATGTCCACGCTCACATCCTGCTGCGGCGGCTCATCTGCACTGCTGAGTGCCTTGACCCAGAAGACGGTATTCGTGTCGCCGACATTGGATAATGAGATACTGTCTTTCCACTCGGCGGACTCCAATGCGGTCTCGGTCGTGTATCCGTTATTGATTGCCACCTTCCACTTATCCGCATGATCGCCGACGAATTTGATCGTCAAGGCTCCGTCGATATGGAAGCCGCTCTCGCACCGCACGGCACATTTGACGGCTTTCTGCTCACCCTTGCCCGCATCGAGGAGAACGGAGATGGGCGCGAGTTCCGTGCCGGAGCTGACCTCCGTCCCGTCCTTGCCGCCCTCGGTTGGATTGTTCATATAGATATGCAAGAGTTCTGCCATTGTCACACCCTCCAAAATTCCAGAGACAGTTTATATACCTTCGGAAAATGAGCCACGTACTCGTAGGATTTCACCACGACACGCATGGAGGGCAGGACGCTCCCGCCCTCATCGGTCACGGACACCATTGCGCGGCTATCCCAATATCCCTTGATTTTCTCCCAATCAGCAGCAGTGACCGTGACCGAACAGGAAACACGGTCGCCCTCTGGGATATGACCGAAATCCTGAACCACAGCACCGCCAACAATCTCTAGGAGCTGCTGACGGTCGTCGGGAACGATCTGCCAGTTTTCAACGGAAAGCGTTCTGACCTCACCAATGTGAATATGAATTGGAATCACCTCCAAGGGCATTTTCAACGGCGGGGCGAATGCGGTCGGCGACGTGATCGGCAAGCATACGCATTCCCTCGTTGTCCTCCGTGACGGCGTTTTCGATTTGCACCTGTATGTGAATTTGGCGGTTGTCCGTCATGGATGGCGTAGACTGAATACTCTGCTGTGAAGCACTCTGCCCCGCAGTTTGGATGCTCTGCGCTTGTTGCCCCAATCCTGCCATCATCTGTGCGTATGAGAACTCCTGCCCATTCACACGGATGCGGGAACTGTCCTCACGCTTCTCGGGGGCAAAATTCGGCAGGAGATTCTCCATCGCCCATTTGCGCCCAGACTGGAACTGCTGCAAGAGTTCCGGTGTCAGCCCCAGATCCTCTGCCGTGAACTTGTTCTTCTTGCGAAGGTATTCCATCAGCCCGACCTGCCCGGACTGCTTGAATACCTTCAGTTCCTCTTTCTGGGAGCGCAGAACCTCCAGAGCGGCGTTGCGTTTGGCATCGAGCTTTTCCTTCTCCGCCCACCGTGTCGCTTCGACCTCGTCCAGTCCCTTCTGCACCCACGCATCCTTCTCGCGCTCGATCTCCGCAAGGCGATTTTCAAGCTCGGTTTTCCAGATGGAGTCAATATTGGATGCAACGTCACGCTCCCATTGCTCCATCACTCGCGCCTTGCTCTCACTGAGCCACGCCTGCGTCTGCACCTCGTCCAAGCCCTTCTGCCGGAAGGCATCGGCTTCGTGGGCGATGGAGTCCAGTTTGTTCTGCAGTTCGGTCTTGTAGAGCGCATTCGCCTTATCCACAATGTCGCGCTGAAAGTCGGAATAAATCTTCGCTTCCTTTGCCAGACGGTATTCGTCGATGAGGTGAGGATCTGCGCCCTTCTGGAAGAACTCGAAGGATTCACGATCCAGAGCGTGTAGAGTGTTCTGGATGTCCGTGTGTGTCAGTGCATACAGGTTGTCCGTCAATTGTGCGGTCGCCTTTGCAGATTCACTGACCGTCTTTGCGGCATCCTTCTCAGCCGCTGCACGGATCACCGCAGCTTTGGCGTTCTGCTCTTGCGCCTTGGCATTCTTCTCCGCCTCGGCACGGGCACTCTCCTCTGCCGCAGCTTTCTCTTTGGCAATCTTCTGCTGTTCCAGATATTGCTTGTACTCATCGCCATAGAGTGCGTCAAGAACCGTACCGCCAAGGAACGGGATTGCAATCAGCGGAGATGCCACAGGATGATTCTTTATGAGCCACGCATTCGCCTCGGCGTGTTCATTGACCTTATGAATTTGCTCCCCGACAAAACCCGCAAGCTCCGCGACGGTCTTGAGTGCTTCGCCCCATCCGAGCACGGCGTCCTTGATTTCGTCCTTGTTGTCGCGAATCGTTTCAACCAGAGACTCGAAGCCGTCATTGATCTCCGGCATGAGTTCCTCGGCGACAGGAAGGAGAGCCGCACCTAGTGCGAGTTTCAGCTGCCCCGCTTCCATCTCCATCGCACGCCATTTGAGGTACGTCTCGTGCGCCTGTTCGGGGTCAAGCAATCCCGTGGTCTTGACACGCGAGGAAATGGTCATCAGATCGTCATATTGTTCAAGAATTGGGATAAGCGCCGCACCACGCGCACCAAGAACTTCTGCGGTATATGCTTCCTCCATCCCGGCTTCGCTTGCGGTCTTGTATCCCTTGGCAAGCTGTGCAAGCTGCTCATTCAGCGGCAGGAGATTTCCCTGCTGGTCTTTGAGGGCAATGCCAAAGCGCGATAGGGCGTGTGTGGTATCGTTACCCGAATTTCTCGCAGCGGATACCTGTTTGTCAAGACGTGCAATCAGCGGAATAATGCTCTTGATATCCGTATCCGCAAGCTGAAACACCCGATTGAGCGTCGCCGCCTCACCTGCGGACACATGAAGTCGCTGCGTCAGCTTGTAGACGTTCTCGCCCGCAAGCATCGCGTCTTTCGTAATGTTGAATAGTCCTGCCCCTGTTGCCGCAACAGCCATAACGGCAGCCATCTTTGCCGAGAGGACGTTGAATCCGCTCGTGAGATTCCGAACACCTGCCTGTGCCGCCGTCATTCCCGCTGTGATACGTCCACCGAGCGTGCCGGAGAGAACCGCGCTCTCCTTGAGGCGATGATTCAGTTTCCGTACCTCGGCTTCGGTCTGTGCGACGGTACGCTGCTGACGCAGGAGATTGCTCTCGGCACGGCGATAGGATGCGCTGTCCACGCCGTCATTCTTTTTCGCGGATTGGAGGACAGCGGCAAGAATCTGTTCCTTTTGTCGCTGAATATCCAACTCGCGGTTGATTGCCTGATGGCGCACCTTGATCTTGTCCAGCTCCGTACCCACGCCGTCGAGTTTGGCAAGATCAGCATCCAGTTTCAGGGGAATGTTATTCGCCTTGCTGTTCAGCCGTGCGATGGAATCCGAGACGGTCTTTCCCGTCGTGTCGAAATCCAGCTGCAGTTGTGCAATGTTGAGACCGATGTCGAGATAGAGTTCATCAATCTTTTGTTCCCGTTTTGCCACTCTATCTCCCTCCCTACATCACGTCGTCAATAAATCGATCGGACGATCTTTCTTCGCAGATCGCCGTCACTACAAGCTGATCGAGCAGAAACCCAATCTCGTGTCCGTCGATTTCCTGCATTGTCCACCCGTAGGCGGACTGCAGCCGCTCGTAGTAACGCAGTAGATTCTGGTACGGAGAAAGAACTACGCCTCTTTCTCCGTCTCCCCGTTTGGGAGGTTCACCAGTTTGGAGAAGGTCAGCGACTGAATCCAACGAAAGAGTGCGCGAGTGAGCGGCACGATGTCCGCAACATCCACATTTTCCTCCACGGATTCTCGTGTCACTTCCTCCCTGCCGAATCCAAGAACGATCAGACGAACGTGCTCGTCCAGAAAATCTTCAAGGCTCAGACCTTCCTTATCGGCATCAAAAAAGGCAAGAAACTCGCGCCAGATCTTCATCTTAGGAGGTTTGGGCGTGATCTCCCTGCCCGCAATATGCAACGTTGGTGTTTCCATAAGTTCCTCCCTCAGACCTGCTCGTACCACTTCGTCCCTGTCTCTGCGGCAAATCCCGCCGCCTCCTCATCTGCCTTGGCGTAGGACAGACCGTCCGACAGGCGGTAGATTGCCTTTGCCGTAAGTGTCGGTGTATCGAACTGGATGCTTTCCTGCTTCGAGTTGCCTGACTCCGAGGGTTCCGTGAATTGGACTTTGTAGAACTTGGTGAACCTCTTCTTCCCATTGCGCTTGTCTGACTGGAAGAGGACGGCGAAGTACGGTGCGACATCATCCTTGCCCGCCTTCATCACGCCGTTCTCGATACTGTGTCCCAGAAGGTAAGCAGTGTATTCCAGAGGAAGCGCGGCGGTGTCAAAGGTCAGATCGTAGGACGCGGTATTCGACGCCGTATCCACGGACTGTCCGTCGGCAAACAGCTCTGCCTGATTCGTCTGCGGCTTGATGTCCACCTTGCGCAGGAGCTTCCCGAGCGGGATCGGAGCCTCGTAGGTCGCCGCCCCTCCTGCCGGATCGGTGAGCATTTTTGCGATGTGAAGTTTCTGGATGTTGATGAACTGCCCGCTCGTAAGATTCCCTGCGGGTTTTGCTGTTGGTGTTGGACTTGGCATATTATTCTCCCTCCACTGCTGTTTTATAGTCTGTGATCTCAACAAAAATGTCTTTCTCAACGAACTCCTGCGTCTGCGCCCTTACAAAACCGAGCGACAGAAGCACGTTCTGCACGGCGCGATGAATCTCTCGAAACCGTCCATCCTTCGTCAGAATATGGATACGCACCGTGATTCGGCGTTCCAGTTCCGTGCCGTCTGCCGAGAGCGCAGGCACGTCGGAAATGACGGCGTATACGAGAACGGGATACGTCCCCGCATTGGGACTGCGCCCGTGGTAGATGCCCTTTCGCCCATGCGCGAGAAGCTGCGTCAGCTCCCGTGAGCGCACAAGCGACTGGTACACCATCTTCGCAATACTCATTTCCCCCTCCTCCGAATGGCAGACCTTACGGCATCGACGATGGCAGAACGGATCCCGTCCTTCTTGGCATCGAGCGCGGGCTAGAGACACGGACGGGTGAAGC